ACATCAACTAGTGGCGCAGCTTAAGGAGGTTGTAATATGGCTATTTCAAGAGCGCAACTCCTTAAGGAGTTATTACCTGGCTTAAATGCATTATTTGGGCTTGAGTATGCAAAATATGAAGACGAACATGCTGAGATATATGAGACAGAAAATTCAGAGCGTAGCTTTGAAGAAGAAGTCAAGTTGTCAGGATTTGGTGCAGCCCCAGTAAAACCTGAGGGAAGTGCAGTAAGTTTTGATTCAGCGCAAGAGTCTTTCACTGCAAGGTATAACCATGAAACTGTTGCAATGGGCTTTTCAATAACAGAAGAGGCAATGGAAGATAATCTTTATGATTCATTGTCTGCTCGTTATACAAAAGCATTAGCAAGAGCTATGGCTTATACAAAACAAACAAAAGCTGCAAGTTTATTAAACACTGGTTTTGACACATTTAACAGTGGTGATGGCGTGACATTATTCAGCACCGCACACCCAACTGTTGCAGGTGGAAACCAGAAAAATAGACTTTCAACAAATGCTGATTTAAACGAAACATCTCTAGAGCAGATGGTAATTGATATTGCCGCTTTCGTAGACGAAAGAGGTTTATTGATTGCTGCAAGACCTAGAAAGTTAATCGTTCCACCAGCATTAATGTTTGTGGCAACAAGACTGTTGCAGACAGAGCAGAGAACAGGTACTGCTGATAACGACATCAATGCGTTAAGAAACAATGGATCTATTCCTGAGGGATTTGTGGTTAACCACTATCTCACAGACACAGATGCTTTCTTCTTAACAACTGATGTACCTAACGGCATGAAGATGTTTGTAAGAACACCTATGGCTACATCAATGGATGGAGATTTTGACACAGGCAATGTTAGATACAAAGCTCGTGAAAGATATTCATTCGGTGTATCAGACCCATTAGGAATGTTTGGCTCACCTGGAGCATAAATAAATTTACAAGGGGCGGTTACAAACCGCCCTTTTTAATATATACTGAAATTACCTTGACGAAGAATTAACTTCGACATTTGCCAAGACAAGGAGATTGATATGGCTAATACAACCTTTTCGGGTCCAGTCCGATCAGAAGGCGGATTTACAACTGTAAGTAAAAATGCCACTACTGGAGCTTTCACCACACAATCAAGTATTAACTCAAGTGGATTTGCATCTTTAGATGCTAATAAACTAACAACAGAAGCAGGGGCTGGTATCACAGGTGGTACTGGAACTATCTATAGAAGTTCTGTTATGAGGCAAGGTGGAATCATTACAACAAGAATATTAATTGATTTAACTGGATTAAGATCAACAGCAAATGGTGATATCATTGGTATTAATGGTACATCTGAAGTTTGTCACATAGGGCAGATTACAGCGGCAGAAAACGGAACAATCATTGCTGGTAGCATGGAATGTTTTGAAGCTCCTGCAGGTGGTGACCCTGACATTAATGTGCACTCTGCCACAGAGGGAACTGGTGTAGAAGATGGTGCCATTTCAGATCTAACAGAGACACTTCTTGTAAACGCTGGTGATGCTGCATTAGGTACAAAGGTTTACTTTACTGGATTGCCTGCTGCAGATGAGTT